GCACAGCCTGAATGCCGTCCTGTACGCCAAGGTCAGGCACGACATTTATGTTCGCCAAGCCAAGGTGTTCAGCCAGTTGCTCGATGATTGACTTACCCTGCGCCGCAAGCGTCTTGGCTCTGGCGTCATGTGGCAGGTAATGCTTGTTGTAATGGTATGGCTTGTTTGCAACGACTTCTGCAATGTCTTTAATGCTTGCGCCTGAGACAGCATAATAGTCAATAACGTGGATCTCATTGCTGACCACTTGATACCACCAAATGGCCGTGTCATCCCTAAAGCCCAAGTCCCATGCCGTGTAGGTCGGCAGGGCCGGGTCATAGGACACTTCGCCAATGCGGTTTTGGTCTTGGGCCTCGCGCATCTCAACGCCGTAGAACGCGCCAAGGATTGCCGCCTCGAAGCTGCACTCGTATTCCTGCATATACTGGTCGGGCGTGATCTGGGCTTTGACTGCATCAAGTTCGTGCTTGGGTAGGATCTGGCTATCAGTGGCCGTCAACCTTAAGACAAACCATTCGTCCCGTAGCTCTATCTTCTTGGCGTCTGAGTAAATGTCCCAGAATTGGTTTTTGCCCTTGGGCGTACCCATAAATACAGCCCAGCCCTCTTTGTCGGACAAAGTTGGGCGGATAACATGGCCCCACACAGAAGGGCGGAAGTCGCCATATTCGTCTAAAAGCACGCCATCAAAGCCCAAACCACGCATGGCGTCGGCGTTATCAGCGCCAAAAAGCCTGATTCTGGCGTTATTGATAAGATCGATTTGTAATTCGGCTTCATTGACGGATTTGCTTACTGGCGCGCTGTACCGCTTGAGATAGTCCCACGCTACGCTCTTGGCTTGGCTGCGGAATGGGGCAATGTAGGCAAATTGCGGGTTGATTGTCTTGCATGTTACAGCAGCCCTGATGATGTCATTGACCGCAGCTACGGTTTTGCCGGCGCGGCGGTGGGCTACAAGGCAAGCCCACCTTTCCTTGCGGTTATGGAATGGCATAAACGCCTTGCGAGGCGAGTATGCTATCTTTACTTCTCTGTTGACCATTTAATCACAAGCTCAACTGGGCCTTCTTCTTTGCCCGTAACTTCTGTCCTGGACAGCTTGGGAACGTGGTACTCAATAAGGTCCGAAAAGCACTTGATTGCCGCCAGCGGGCCGTCCCGGTCATGAACTTCGTCCAGCCATTCCTGCAATTTGGCCGAATTGCCGTCAACAAAGCGGGAAATGGCCTCGCGGGCTAGGATTGTAGCTTTGTTTGACTTGCCGGCCTTGCGACCAGGACCGCCTTTGCTGCCTTTTTTGAACGAACTGGAATTATGTGTCATCGCGTTTCATGTTCCTCATAGCCGCTGCCAACTTGGGGCCCTTGTCCGCCTGGTTGTATTCCTTGGCAACCTTGGTAGGAATGCCGGCCTTCTTGGCAAACTTAGGGTCGTGGGCTGCGGCCGCCATGAAACGACGCTGCTTGTCCGATGTTGAAGGCATATCGCACCAGATTTAGGTGAATTCAGCCATATTATGGGCAGATTTGGGCTGGGCGTCAATTGGTATGCCCAAACGCAAGGTTTGGTTTGGAATATCCCAAAATTTGGGAAAGCCAAAGCAAGATAAGCTAGGCATGTCCCATTTGTATGGGGGGCCTATAACGTAGCGGCCCCCACCCCGTCGAAGAATTTTTTGGCCGGCGACTTGATGTTGCCACCGGCGGCATCGGATGCGACTAAGGCGCATGCGCACAGGGGCCGGGTACATGTGCCGGCCTATGCATTGGCCACGACATGCCATGCATGTTTACACTGTCAGGACAAACTAGGACGGACATGGCAAACTAGACGTTTGCCAGTTTGTCCCGGTCACTCTGATCGAGACATGAGCGGACATAAGCGGACATGGGAATTGATAACCCCAAGCTTTCCGCCATTTCCTAACAGGCACGCAATATCTGGCACAATCCGGGCATATGTCGTTCTGCCCGGAAAATCCGCCAATTCGGGCATGCCTCGCAAAATCGCGGCACATGTGTCGCTTGCGTTGATCCATGATCCATGATCTAACTTGCGTGCCGGGCAATACCGTTCGGCATAGATAGAGGCCTAAACCCATGAATTCGCAGACAAAAACCTTCGTCCTCAATATTACAGTGGCAGTGATTTTCTTCGGCTTTTTCATGCTTTGCATGCAAACCGTGACCGATTTAGAGAGCCGCTTCGGTGCTTTCTGCACTCCGGCCCTAATTGCCGGCGGCCTTGCCGCAATGTGCATAGGCTTCATGGCTTGGTGCCTGATCAATGGCTTTCGCCAGTCTTAACCCTTCATTCGGAGCATATGACATGACAAGCGCACAAATCGCCAATGCAGGCCGCGAAGCCGAAGTGGCATTCTACCGGGCCATTCGTTCAGGCCGCCTTTCGGGCATTCCGACGGATGAAAACTACGTCGGAAATTATATGTACATGGGCCAACAGGCAGGCCGCGCCATGTTTAAGCATATCGAAACCCGCCAATATCTTTCCTAAACCCTTCACATATCAGGATAAATCGCCATGAAAACCCAATTAGATCAATACCGTGACAAAACAACTGATCAACTGCGCTACATCGCCAAAGACGCGCATGCGGCCGCAATGGCCATGCATGGCATAAATTCGGATGCTGAAAGCAAGTATCTGGATCAGGTTAATGATGCCTGTACCGTCATGTTTGAACGCGCCCGCGCTGAACGCCGCGCCGCACGCGAAGGGGCCGTATAACATGTCCCGCCCGCATATCGCTTTCACGCGCGTAAGCCGGAACGCAAAGACCGGCCCTATCCCTGTCACGACTAGCAGCGAAGAGACATGTCCGCCGGCCTGCCCGCTCAAAGGGGCCGGGTGCTATGCCGAAGGGGGCCCGCTTGCCATGTTCTGGCGCAAGGTCACCGAACGCAAAGCCGGCATGGCATGGGCCGAAGCAATGCGCCAGATTGCCAAACTACCCAAAGGCACCTTGTGGCGCCATAACCAAGCCGGCGATTTGCCCGGCCTTGGTAATGACATTGATCCGCTAGCATTCGGCGAATTGGTCAAAGCAAACCGTGGCCGGCGCGGGTTCACCTACACTCACAAGCCGGCAAGCTTGGCCAATTTGACCATGGTCCGCATTGCCTTGCGGGAAGGGTTCACCGTTAACCTTTCGGCCGATAACCTTGCCATGGCGGACGAGCTGGCCAGTACCGGCGCGCCGGTGGTGGTGGTCCTGCCCTCAGACCAAACCACGGCCGTAAAAACCCCCCAAGGCCGGCACGTCGCAATTTGCCCGGCTACCATATCGGATGACGTGACATGCGCCAGCTGCGGCCTATGCGCCGAAGCCGGGCGCAAATCGATCATAGGCTTTCCGGCGCATGGCAACCGTAAAGCCAAAGCTTCGGCCATAGCACGCGCCGCTTAGGCCTGAGTGCAAGCTTATGGCCAGGCTAAACCCTGGCCATATGCGTGCAATTTTGCACGTTTTTGAAAGGTAGAATCATGTCCGATGGTATTCAGGCTCGCACGGGCCAGTATTTGCACGCCCATGGCGCGGTCCGCCGGCGCAAGGTAGGCCGCACTACCTACCTGGTAGGTATTGCCGGCGCATATGACGCATTCGGCCTAATCGGGCCGGAGCATAACGGGGTTTTCGTCCTGGATGATACTCATAAGCGGGTAATCCTGGACAGGCACGCGGAAAACCCCGCCGGCGGATATTTCGGACCGAGCAAGGCGCAATGGGCGGAACTTGCCAAGCTTATGACTATGCCAGCGCCGGAATTCCGCCGGTTTATCGCGGACCATCCGCGCGCCAGGTAACAAGGCAAGCTTTGACAAGGCAAGCGAACAGGCCTACAACGCAAGCACCAATCGCCGTAGCCGGTCGGTATATCGCCGTAGCCGGGCGGCTCAACAGAGGAAACTGCCATGACACAATTCCAAGCTTTAGAGAAAGCCTTATATCTCGCCTTAGCCGCGCCTGACGAAACACGCGCCGCAAAGGCCACGGATTTGGCCATTGAATTCGCCGAAGGGCTGACACTCGCCCAGGTTGACCGGGCCAAGGCATATGCGCTGAAAGCCTTTATCGCGTCAGGTGCAGCATGAACGCGCAACACACCCCCGGCCCGTGGTACATTGATTGCCAAAATGAAAGCGCCGCAATCGGATACCGCGCTATAGTTGACAAAGACGGCTACACGGTTTGCAGCCCGTCACCTATGGGCCAAGCCAACGCCCGCCTTATCGCCGCCGCGCCTGACTTGTTGGCGGCTCTGATAGCATTTGACAATGCGTTCTCGCACTATTGTGAAGGTGATCCCGATAGCGATGAAGTTTCGGCGCTATATCAAGCCCGCGAAGCAATCGCCAAAACAAAAGGTGCAGCATGACACGCAAGCCAACGCCCCCAAAAGGCTGGCACGTTTTCACCGCTGGCCCTTGTAAGTATGGCGTGAAGGTGGACGGCGTTCCTGTCCTGTACGTTAACGACAAGATGATAGCCAAAGCCAAGGGCGAAACTGTCTGGCACCGTGACGCGCTTTTGCGAGACTTTGCCACATCACTGAGCGCACATCAGGCCATGCGCAAAGCAATATTTACGCTCTACCCCAAGCTTTCGGCTGATAAGCAAGCCGCCAAGCGATACAGCAAGGAACTTGGCTTGATGCTTAAAGCCATGAATAAATCAGTCGCCTAGCCTGAAACCGCGCTCCCCATATTGCCACCCGAAAGGACCGCCCCATGCCCTACATCCCCCCGCCCCGCCCTACTCCCCGCTGGCGTCATGCCGTTCATGCCGCCCTTGGCACCGCCCTGCTAGCCCTATTGCTAGGCGCGGCTGGCGTTGCCGCTGTGCTGCTTGCCGCCCTGGTAGGCGCGTTGTGATTTGGTATTTCGCAACCTGGGACGAAACAGGCGATAGCCAGCGATTTGCGTCGATTGACGCAATCGTGCGGCACATTATGGATTATGACCTACCCATCGTTCAGGCCACGTTTATCGCGGTCAAGCCTAACGGTGAATGGCGCGATTGCGGGCTGCTTGTAGACGCTGCGCTTGAAGAGGAACGGCTGGCGGCGGGCTATGACCGCGAACACGCCGAATGGGCTTCGAGCGCCCAAAGGACGGGGCGGTGATGGACAAGCTAAAACCCGTCCCCCATGCCACCCGCTGCCGATGCGGTAATATGTTACCACACGGCGCAACGGCTCGCTATGACAAGGCTGAGCGCCTGTACTACGATTGCCACATATGCCGCCCACGGCCTGACCCCCGCGACCCTGACCCCACGCGCCGGGGCAAGTTCCAGCTTCACAATTGTCACGCTTGCGACCATGGCCGCTTGCCGTGCCGCCAGGGTGATGCCACGAATTGCGATAATCCAAGAGCGAGGAACGATTAATGCTACACGAAACATCATCCCGCGAAGCCTTGGCCGAGATGCGCCAGGGCCGCACACAGGACGAATACATTGCCCTTGTCTGGGCGTCCCGCTACCCGCAGCCCATGCCGGCCGCTTCTGGCGGTTGGCCGTACCGGGCAAGCGCGGGCCTTGTCGAAAGCAAACTGAGGAAGATTAAATAATGCCCAAAAGCGCAGACTTTTTAACCCAAACTGCCTTAGTCATTAGGGAAAGGGGCGAAGCGTACGGCACGCCCAGGGCGAACATGCAGGCCATTGCCGATCGATGGAACATGCTGCTCGCCGGCAAGACCAAGATCACAGCTACTATGGTCTGCCTCATGATGATCGATTTAAAGCTTGCCAGGTGCCAGCACCGGATGGCGACCGATTCAGTGACTGATATCGCCGGCTATGCGGCTTGCCT